CCCTATGGCGGTACTCGCAACGCATCTATCATCAGAGAAGGTAAAGAAAACTTTGACATGGAAGTCACCATTGCTTTGGAAAATGCTTCTCTCTATCACGAATTAAGAACTCACATTCAGCGTGGTGGCACTGCTGGTGCAACCGGGGGTACTATCATGCTGCATTTCACCAAGCCTGTCACTACAGGGTCGGGTACAACTCCAAGTCTGAGAATCATTGCAGACGATTACTTCATAACTGAGTTAGCAATACCTGTACCTGACGACAAGGGGCTGCTGTTCACAACAATGAAAATCAAGCCACAGAATGTCAAAGTGATTAGTGAAGATACGATTTACCACTGCTGAGGAGATAATATGCCGATGAGAATTAGACGGTCTATGAATGCAGTACTGGAAGCAGTTTTTCACAAGCAAATAAATGAGAATCTACAAGAAGAAGAAGAAGAAGAGGGTGGAGAATACCTCTTCGACCCAGAAGCAGGGCGAGCCAGTGATAACCCATTCGCTCACCTGAAACTGGAGGATAGCCCCTCGGAAGAGGCACTATCCGGCGAGGAAGTGAGTAAGTATGTCACAGGAGAACAAGAGTAAGATAACGATAAACGGCAAACCAATAGAAGTTAGTAAGCGGCGACTGACCTTTTACCATATACAGAAAGTAGCCCCGCTGATGACTCATGGTAGCCTAGACTTTTCGGACTACTGGCGACATGCATTTAGCCACTGGCTCAGTTATACAAATCCTGATGGAAAATCTATAGAAGTTGATATAGAAAGTCTATCTCCAGAAGATGGCAAGAAACTTACCAACCTTTTACCAGACCCAAGTCAGGTTATGGAATGGTTAGTTTTTCGGCCAGCGAAGTCGGACAAATCAAGTACTTCATCAACGGGAGACCTGTGAGTGACCGGCTTCGCTATCAGAAACAAGCAATGGAATATTTACTAATGACGCACTACAATATGACACTAAAGGATGTGAGAGACTTGAACATAAACGATGCTAAGCAACTTCTTTACTGGGCTCAGGCTATGCAAGGTGAAGAGCAGGCTGCTGAGAACGCAGTTTATTTGGGGTATGACATCTTGGCTAGATTGGAGGAAGACGAATGGTAGACGAAGGTATAGACCCACGCACTGTGGAGTCGATGAAGAACTTTAGCAATTATAGCAAGTCTGCTAAGGAGAACATGCAGGCCTTGCAGCAACAGATGGATAAGTTCACTAAGTCAATGGCTATGACTAAATCCAATACAGTCGACTTAACTAAATCTCTCAAAGACATGAGTAACACCCAGCCTATGCAGCAAGCCACAGGCGACACTGCAATCCCTACTACTGCTGGTGGCGCTAGTCAAGAAACTAATGTCACTGTCAATCTCAAGATAGATGTTAGCGGTGTCACTGACAAAACAGACAAGCGGGCTCTGGCTAAGGAAATCAGCGCTATGGTGACTAAGGAACTCAAGTCAAAGATTGGTGGCTCGTTAACACAAAGTGGTTTCAACAGGAGTGGTTGATTTGAAGCCGGGAGAGAGAATGCCTATTCGCCTTGTTCAAGAGAACGGTGAAACAATCTCTCTTAACGCAACTAGTGTAGATATCGTAGTAGAAAGACAAGTGAGTAACTTCGGTATTCCTTTCTTTGATGCAAAGAAGATGGGTATAGATTTGAATCAAGCGGCTGTTGCTATCGAAGTACAAGGTGTATTTAGTGACGAAACAGGTCAAGAAGAAACAGCACAATCTCAAGCAGTAATCGATTTTTATCAACCACAAGCGCTCATCACAGAAAATCCAAACGCCGGAAAAGGCGGTGGTATGTCTGAAAAAGAAAAGAGCATCTACAATCAGAAAAAAAGCAGCGGTGAGCAAACTGGTAGAGGGGCCAAAGAATCAGGCAAAGGGCTGGGATTAGGAGGCGGGGTAAGTAGACCTAGTACTCCTTTGGTCATACCTGCACTTGGTAACACCGTATTAGACGATTGGCAAACCAAGTATATCGATTTCCCTGTGGCTTATTGGGTAGAGCAAAACCAAGCACTTGACAATCCAAGCAAAACAAATCTACAACTTTGGTTGAAAGGTGAAAATTACTCTGATGGGACTTGGACAGATTCTAGCGGCTTTGGTAGAGACGCTAATCAATCGACTAGTGCAAACAAACCATCTCTTATAGGCAACGGTCCTAACGGCCAATCTGGTGTTAGGTTTGACGGTACTAACGACTACTTAGAAATACCATTCGCTACTAATTTAAATTCTAACGAGTTTACTATATTTGTAGTAACAAGGGCTTTTGATACAGGTGATAAGCCTATTTTAGATTCTGCTACAGATGGGTATGGTTTATCTTTAAATGTTCAGAACACAAGTAATAATTCAGAATTTACTGCCCGCTGGGTAGATACAGGCGGGGCAGATAGCAAAACATCTACTAGCGGTACGACTAGATTAAGAAAATATGATGCAGCCATACTTGCATATAGTATGCAAGATACAGGTTCAGACGGTACATCGGATAAAGTAAAACTTTTCTTCAATGGTCGTGATGTAGGTACAGAAACTTCTGGTGTAGATTATACAGGGGCATCAAGCGGTGCTTTGAGAATAGGTTACGACGGTAGTAATTATTTCAAGGGAGATATTCATGAAGTTTTAATTTACAATTCTAATCTATCAATTGAAAATAGACAGAACATAGAAGGCTACCTTGCTAGGAAATATGGACTGACTTTGTCGTTTGGTCACAAATATGGAGGCGCAGGTCGCTATTCAAATCAATCGGAACAAATCAGAGTTGTATTCGATAATAAGTTATTTGGCTCTAACGCAGAACCTTATGGCTTCTTAAACCAAAAAAGAATCATTCATGACACCAGTGCTAGTAAAGTTCCCATCAGAATAGACCAAGCAAGTCCACCTAACGACATTGACTCTGTTATAATTTTAGACGGAGGCGACCCCCGTAAATGGTTTGAGACTTCTTCGGCTCGTAGACTTAGGGTAACATTTAGTGAGAACAGTAGTGGATATCCTGTCCGAAAAACATCTTCTGGAGAAGATTACTATGGAGAAGTCGTCACTGCTAACTTTAGTGCAGGTACTGGTACAATAAGAGTCTTCTTTAACAAAACAGGCGGGACTCATGCTGATAACGATTATATCTTTATTGAACCAGTTGATTATGGTAACGCTAACTTTGTAGGCAACGATGTCTCTCCTGTTATTATTTTACCAATTATAAATGCAGATATTTATGTGCGTGGTAATCTTTCAGAAGACGCAGTAGGCCCTACTCACCCCGACTTCCAAGATGGCACTGTGAGAGATACTACTCACGGTTCTGACATTACAAGGACAGACGAATACATAGCATTCTTATTATCTAAAGCGCTTACTGCTGACTATATGGAGTTAGGTAAAGATATAGATAAATCGAGCACCACTCCTACAATGGACAATGTCTACTCCGTAGCACTATCGGAATCGTATAATGGACACAATGCTAGACTCACAATCACACAAAAATACGCAACTTCTCTTGGTCAGAAAAACAAGATTAAGACTAACTTAGGAGCAGGTCAAATACCAGTTATACAAGATTTCTCTGGTGGAAAGGCTGGTAAAAAGGTCAAGAGTGCTGGTGATAAAGTACAAGATTTGTTTGGTATATTGGCCAACAGTAACAACTTTTTGAACATACAAAATAGCAAGTCTGCCTTTATTGACAGCGTATTGGATGTAACCACAGGATTCGTTCAGCAGACTGTTTATGATAACGACGACGCTAAAGGTGACTATATCAGAGGTATACAGATACCTTACAATTCACTAGCGACTAAAGGCAAGGATACTCTTGATTCAGAAGTCGCACAAAGAAATTTCTTTTTGACTACTAATAACGCAAGGACATCAGATAAAATGTCTAGCGTCAACACTATCCATGCAAGCCGTGACTTTTCTCACATTTCCGAAGGACATGAAAAGAACGGTATCAGTGGTTTGATTAGCGATTTCAATGTTAACAGGGATGCTGAGATGAAGGCTTATGAGTTTAGTCTGATGTTCGTAGCGGCTGATATAATTCTATGAGGTGATAAAGTGGCTATACCAATCAGACTTACACTGGCAAATGCAAAAGACCAGATTGATTTGGTCGCACAAAGCATAGATATGTCAATCAATAGAAATGTCAGCGCTTTTCCTACACCTAATAATTTCTTACAAAGATTCGCTGTAGACACGAATGTGCCATCCATCAAGATAGATATCAACGGTATATTCGTAGACGATGAAGGGCTAAATGTAGATGCTGGCAACGGTGTAATTTTTGATTCAGAGCCTATGAGAACTATGATAAATTTTGGTGCACTTTTACCTACAACGCCTAATCAAAATGCTGCATTTAGGTCTTTAGGGTTACCCGGACATAATTTTGGAGAAGGTACTCGTTTAATAGAACATGAATTTGTTTCTAATGAAGACATATCAAAAGGTCAGACATCTACTATAGCCTTATCAGCACTATCGGGTTCTCATTACAAAACTGCCTCCGCCGATACTGAACAGATTAATGTAAATCCATTTTCTATGTTTAAATCATCAGCGGCTTATAGTTCTGGAGTTACCTCTATAGTATTAACGCACACTTACAATACTGCTGTAAAAGCAGAAAATGTACTAAATGTTGGTGATAAGTTAGTTAAAGAAAATGGGACTACAACTATAGGCATAATTCAGTCTATTTCTAACAACACAGTTACATTTACTTCCGCTACTTCAACAACACTTGCTCTTAATGAAAGAATACATGTTGCTTTGAGAGCATATAACCATGTCGGTGAAGAGTTAGGTTTTGTTAGTTATATGATAGATAATCCGACTATTCCTGATGGAGATGATGCAGTATTCACATTAGGTCTCACTGATAACAATAATGCATTTGTGCAGTTAGGTCAGTCTGTTTTTATAAACCAAGCACCTGAAATTCTTGAAAGATTTAGAAATCAGCATATAAAAATCATACCGAGTTATTGGTTAGAAAACTCACCTATAACTGGACTTACTAGAGACAGTTCTATGGAAAGAACACCTAGTCCTCATGGACCTTCTAACTCCCCTACGGGTAATGGTAATATTCCTAGAGTAGGCGTAAGATTAGATTTTGACTTCAATATCCCATATACTACTGACCCTTCCTTAAAGCGTATAGGGTTGGTACCCAGTTCTACTCTTTCTGCTAATGACGCTGCTATTTATGATGTACTCATTAGGGTACCAGTACAAGGTATAGATACAGCCCCCAACCCAGCGGCTGCTATGGCAGAGCAAGTCGAAAAAGCATTTAATGGAACAATAACTAGCAATTTAGTAGGCAACACCAAGACCGGATTAACAATTAACACAGGCCCTAATGACAGAAGGATGGACTCTGTATTTAATGTAACGAGAAAAGGAGTGATGGTTTTGATAGAACAAAGATACAAGCCTAGTATAGAGATTCTACATCCTAGTTGCTTAAGTACAGACTTAACTGATTTCTTTAGTAAAGATTTAGAATTTCACAGTGCTGGTACTACACCAACTCAGTCAAGAAAGTCGGCGGGTGATAAGGTACAAGATTTGATTGGATTAGTTTCTAACTCAAATAGGAACACAGATTTGCTTCGTGGTATACAGATACCATATGACAGTTTAGTGCAGAGTTCTGGCGTAACAGGCGTTGCTAGAAATTTCTTCTTGACTTTTGGTGAGATAGAAACTAATCTCAAAGGTTCGGAAGGTAACAGCAGGGCTGCCAATGAACCTATGCATGATTTACTACTGGGCATGAGCGATGGTGGTGCGGGTGATGAAAGTCCTGACAATTGGTATGACAAATTTATTGAGCCAGTTATACCAAACGAAATAGAAGCAGTATTTGGCTTCCTAGTAGGAGCAGGTCAGCAAATGTGGGTTACTCTCACAGACCAGCCTGCAAGAGGTAATGACGGCGGTATGAGAATTATCCCGGAGAAACTTCATGTGCGTTATGATGCTGGGAACAACTACTACGCATTCAATCTCGAATTAATGGCTTCCGACTATGTGATAGGTGTATGATATGAGTTTACTAGTAAATGCAGGATATGGTATGAAATTCAACGGTATCAGCGACAGCGTTCTCGTACCGACTAACAACACTAACTTACACGGCAAACAAACTGTTGAGCGCAAGCGGTTGCCGACTACAATGAATTCATTTACTTTGGAAACATGGTTCGTACCCGATTGTGGCGGTACAATATTTGAGCAAGACAATGTAATGAGGCTGAGCGTAGGCGCACCAAGTAGCCCTGCACCTGCTACTTTTGAAATCAGATTACAGAACAAGAACACTGGTAGAGACTCAGTATACACTTTGACTAGCGCCAAACCTGTCAACAAAGCAAATGGCGATTTGGCCTACTGGGATGGTGTTCTATTCCCGTCAGTCAATTCAGTAATCACAGGCTCTAATCTAGGCTCAGATGAGAACAGTAACGATGTCAGTGCCTTTACTGACGGCACAAGAGAACTACTCAATGTCACTGTTACATTTGATAGAAAAGTATTGAGCATGCATGTTAATGGCGACCTGTTAGTTCAACAGACATTAGAAGAAGAGCATCAATTAGTACCTCAACAAAGCCAGATGTTCCTAGGCGGTAGAGGTGGAGATTTCAGAGGAACGCTTGAGACTATACATCTGTCAGCAGGCGCAAAAGCATCAGGTCGAAGTGACTTCGCTCCAATAAAAAGCGATAGTACTCTTGGTTTGTGGCGATTTGAAGAGCCAATTAATCCTATTGCCACGAGAGTAGAAACTCCTGCTTTGACAGCAAGCACCAGTCAATCTACAATTTCTATAGGTTCTACAGCAGCAGCGACCTTAATAGAAGAGTTGACCGGACAAAGCGAGTTAAATTTTGTCAACTTTACTATCAATACCCAAGTTCCAAATCAAGGTAATTACTCCATTAAAAAATATGCAGCGACTTCTACTAGTGACATATCCATTCCAAAGGTGCCTTACAACCTATTGATAAATCCTTTAGGCTATGATATAAAGACGGGTAAGCCTACCAATAAAGCCCCTGAAAGAGTTAGATTAATTTCTATAGAAACTAGTACTGGTAACATAGTAGTCGAATCTATCCATCTTGATTTCGCTGCTTCTAGTAATGGTCGAAGAGGGCTACTGATGGCTCACGATGCAGGTGAGTTCGTAGTAATTACAGGCGACTGTATAGTAGATGGCGGAAATGGTAATGTATTCCAACCGCAAGGTAGCGGTACCCAGTTTTCACAAAGGCAAGGGCAAGTTATAATTGATGAAAGTGACTTTGAAAATCATGGTATTGTTTTCTCTATGAGCATGGCCATAGACTCTCATGAGTACAATCAGTTCTCTGCCAGTACTACAAACATGGGCCAAGACTTCTTGATAGGTCATACAGGTAGACATATTCTCAATCATGTTAGCAGTCATCCGTTTATGGGAGCATTGCCGCCTACTGAATCACATTTAGTGGAAAAGAAGTTGGATGCTGGTAGTGATGTTGTAAGTGCTACATTCATCCCCCAGTTTGGGAATATCAAAGATATTATTCCTGTAAATTCAATCGTGTCCAGTTTCGACGAACATGGACCAATGGCTTTGAAAGATGTAGTATCTTCTTCAAGAATATCTACATTTGTAGAAAATGGCATGGCAGATATAGATGATTCTAAGAGAGGTTTACTAGCGCTTGGAGGGCCTGAATTTGATACAGAGCCTTTCTTACTTAAATCGATATCTTCTACAGATTCTAGTACGAACATCAAGTCAGTCATTCCTTCTATAGAAAGTAGGATAGCGACACTAATCTTACCTGAGTTAGAAGATTATGACTATGCGCCGTTTGTACAGATTCATTACAACGCCATTGATAGAACAGGTGAGCATTTCAATGTCGGCGCTACATCTAGGCTGACTGCCAATATTTCTACTGCTACCCTTACTTTGCAGAGTGTCAAATCTTTCGGAATAGACGGTGCTGTTATATCTGCTCATAAGATATCTATTGGCGGCCACAGCCCTTTCTCCTCGGTTACTAACCAAACTGCTAAAATAAATCACACTGCAAAGACAATTGTATTTTCAGCAACTCCTAACAATAGTAGTTTCAACGCCGCTGCTGTCACTAATGCTATAGTCAAAATGGCAGATAACTCTCCTAAGTTGTTAGTAAGTAAAACCTTACCTGATGTAAGTACGGTTGTTACTGGCTCTACTCGTATTATAGATTTGATAAGAGATTCAATTGCAGTCAGGCCATTAGGTATAGTTGCGCCGGGAGGATTGGTTACTTTCGATACTCCTGACATGTTTGGTTTCAATGACGGTGACTTAGAGGGTGAAGACTCAGAAGGTAATGTAGGTGAAGACCAACTAGACCTCAGCCTTTGTCCGACTAATTATTTACCTAACACCAGCACTGACAGCCCTCAAACTACTCCTCAAGCAATAAGAGTGGCTAGGTCTGAACTAGCATCTCGCTCTTCTACTTTCCACAAAGTACTTGTGAAGGCTAATTTGGTCGGCTCAAATGATTTTTCAGAAGTCGCTGGCGTTAAGTTCAGAGACCCTTCTAATGGTAGAAGAAACCGTATAGGTTTGAAAATAAATAACTCAGGCGGTTATGCTAGTTCTACTAGCGGTGCTATGTCAGTTGATGGAGGAACTGCTAATCAATTAGTTGCAGTAGACGACATCATTTACAAAGCAGACGGAACAAACCTAGGTACAGTTACAGCCGTCACTACCAACAGTATTACCATAGGTGCAGGAACCAACGCTGCGGTTGTCGATGATGATGAGTTGTTCATAGAGCCTCAATCAGCAGGTAGAGGTAGTACTAATCAAAGTACAATCGTACATGAGTATTTTGATATCATAGAACATAAGTCAAGAAATAATGTTACCAGTTTAGTCATACAGCCTTGTGATAGGAACCGTTTTGCTCAGTTATCAAAGGTAGTGACTGATGCAGGTTCGGGTAATGTCATTAGTATTGAACACCTTATGTCGAGAGCAAGGGTGCTTTCTTTTGGAGACGACACTGATGGCAACACCATACTCAGAGCGCATGGCCTGATAAGCGATATAGCATCCTCGACTGTTAGTGTAAAAGGTTCGGCCAGCCCAGATTCCCACATTGTCAAAGAAATTATGCCGGGCGCTCCAGTAGTGACAATGACTCTTGGCGGTGGCGGTCAAGGTGCTATAAACACCAAAGAGACTTGGGACCCAGCCCCACTCAGCAGATTGGCTTGGAACACTCGTAGAGATTGTCAAGCCAAAGTCAACGCTACCATCAGCATAGGTACAAAGAGGCAGATATCAGTGTTACCTTTGAACAACAATGCTGACGATTTACAATCTTGGGGAACTTATTGTTTCCCTGCTACAGGAAGAGTTTACCTTGAATTATCAGGTAACCAAGGAGAACAAAAGCAGTTTGCTAGTGCAGCGTACACCAGTAAAACAGGCAGTCTTTTTACATTTACTAACAGCACTGGGCTCGTAGGTTCAGGTACATTTGTACTAGCAGATGGCTCAGAAGCAGATTCATTCAACGCTTGGGTCACTGCTACTGGAATAGATGAGACTAGTGTATTACATGTCGACGACAAGTTTAGTGAAGAGTCAATGTGTAATGATGGGACAACAATCAACGACAGATTGTTCCAGAGCCTAGACACAGTCCAGCACGACTATCAATTAGGTAGTCAGTACGCAAGCACTCGTGCGCTTGTCGAGATTCCTCTATTCGAGGAGTTCTTCTTCGACAACCCAGACAAGGGTATTTTCCCCGGTCCTGATAACAGTATGAAGTTGCACATAGACGCTACTCATACAGCGCATTCTTGGAACCCTAATCCAGTCGGTAGAAGAGCAGATGCTATCTCTCCTCAAGACCCTGAGATTTTTGGTCCGTTTTCTTACACTATCCAAAGAGGTACGCACCGTAGTGGTACCAAGGTAACCAGACCTTACGATTCGGCTAACTATCGAGTATATGTCGAAGATGCTAATATTTTCCCTATACCAACAGCGCCTCCTACAGAAGTTGCTAATTTAGGTGGTCAGGCTAGATACCGAAGAGCATTTTTGGCTAACGGAGAATGGTTTACTTACAGCGCTAGAGACACCTCTAACCATTATCTTACCGTAGTCGATTCGGGTGACGACCACGCATTCAGTAAAAACTTCCTGCGAGACATCAGAGTTGGGGCGCACATTACTCCTGCTCCGGGTTATCAGGATATGAATTACAACAGTATTGCTGACAATCCAAGTTTGATTAGTGCCGGTTACGAAAGAAGAAGGTCGTTTTACTATGACCGTTCCAATGTTACAACACAAGGTGGCAACGCTGACTACGGAATGAAGCAGTATGTCAGTGCTATCGAGTTAAGGGCTGGTCCTTCGACCAACCCCCATTTACCAAAGATTATCAGCAAGCGACCTAGAGCGAAAGCGGTTTTGGTTGTCGGAAGTCCTGCTACTTCTATAAAACTAGACGATGCTAGTCTTTTCCCTATCAAGAGTCCTGACAGCGATTACAATTTTAGAGTTGCTTGGGTAGACTCTAGTGGGAATGTAAAGAGAGGATTTTACAATAATAGGTCAGGAAACACACTGACTATTACCAGTCCTGACACTGGCTTTACTCCTTCGGCAGGTGACGAAATATATGTTGAGGACTTGTACGCCACTTCTGCAAGCACTTGGCCAAAGGTAAAGGAGACATTCCTAAACAGGGCTTGGGCACATCCTTACTGTCCGGGTGGACTTAGGCAGGGCGATACAATATGGATGAATATGCACTATACCAATCCTCACGCAGTTGAAGGTTTGTTCTGTAAGAGTAGAGGAACGCTCAATGAAGCAGAGGTTTGGAAAGGCTTTAACGGCGGAGTAGGAGAAGTAGATGCTAATCCAAGAGATAGTATTCCATTGGAAAACTTCCTCATCGGAAATAGTTGTATAGAAACGGCTCAGAATTTAGTACAGCATATCAACAAAACCATTGAACTAAACTACCTTGAAGTTGTAGGGTCTTCGATAACTGCACCAGTTGTTGCTTACCTAGACCCTTACCAGTGTACAGATAGTTTTGTTAGAATATTACTCTACGATGTAGGTCATGACCGTGAATTTATTGCATTCCAAGACTTGCATATGCAGGTTCAGTCAAGCCCTGCTGCTGCTAGAATTAGCGAAGAAGACAGTTATAAGGGAGGTGTAGTTAAGAATACAACGGAATATTCCGGTACTCAATTAGATGTTGCGGCTGGTTTCCCTAGTCAAAACAAGAGAATGAATACTACTACAAAATCTGATTTTATTGAGTCAAGTTACGCCCACGCATCTGATTGGAATGAAAGTTACTCTGGTGCAATATCGGAACATAATGTCGGTGGGTTAGCAGATATAGACAAAGACAGTTACAGCAGTAGAACAAATCCAGCAGTAGCGTCAGCAAATGAAGCACTGGTCCAGCATCAAGTAATTGACGATACTAGTAGAGAATCCTCTACTTTCTTTGATACTCCAGACGGTACTAGAGTCATACCTGCTTTCTTAGCCATGAAAGGTATTAGGAACTCGGTATTAGACTTAACTTCACACACCGAAGCAAGATTGCAGTATCTTGACCAATGGACTGATATGGATTTCGTCAGAAGACTTAGTGTAGATTTAGGAGAAGTTGCACTCAAAGATGGTGTGACCAATATAGAATCGGCTGCTAGAGAAGTAGTCAGACTAATCAATCAAGCAGGTGCAAGGAATGGTAAAACACATTCTCGTAGGCCAAACGACCAGTTCTTAGGTGACAGTTCTAAGTTTGACTTGTCTAGCCCCGGACCTAAATCAAACGCTTACAGCACTAACATTGACCCAGCAGCCACACATCTTCATGCTGACTTTGCTGCTACTGCTTCAACACACGACCCTGCACCTTTCTGGGACCCAAGTAAGGCGTTTTCAAGCCATGACCGTGGTACTCACATGGGATATGTTCGTGCCCATCTTGGAAGAGTTGTTCTTGACTCAGAAGATAATCCGGGCTTTTCTATAGTAATACACTCTACTATTCCGGGTGCTGCTGGTCGCAATTTCTGTACTTGGCTAGATAGCAGTAAGGCACAGAGTCCTTACAGACCGCAGTTCTTGATAGGTCACGGTGGGCGTTTTAGAAACTATTGGTGCCAGCCTGACGAGATGACCGGAGAAAATATGCACCCTGCGCCTATGCCTATCAACAGATTTGGTAGACCGTTTGCGCCTATAACGACACTGAAAGAGCACTTACCTCCAGAGAATCCTAGTGACCCATTCTTGAACAACTTGAATTTTGGACCGGATAGAACCGATAGCGCAGGTGCATTAGTATCTGCAAATGTAGAAGTTGTCAGCGGAAGGAATAGTAATACGGTACTCAACGAGTCTTTTGAAACCAAGAGCCCTGCTTCTACTTTAGTAGACGGACTCAGGATAGGTACAAGAGCCAAGGCTAGAATTAACTTTGGTGGTTTGACTCAAGCAGGTGTACCCGGTTGGGCACCTGATGTAAGTAAGTGGGGCTTTGATAACGACGGTACCCAAAATCATTTCCTATCTAAATACGGTAATCCGTCAAATGTATCAGATGCAATGACAGTCACTACTGATGGTAGTAACGACGGCTATATTCCAAAAGCAGATATGAAGAAAGAAAACATAGGTAACAATCCACTTTACGGCTTTAGGTTTGTCGACCACCGAGGAGACAACCACACAATCAGAATGGTTTACAGACAGTTTGGCCAAAGTTTTGCCAATGATAATACATACTTACCTCCTACACTTGATGAAGAAGTTATCATACATTTTGATGACAGAGATGTAGGTCAGGGTGGATTTACTATCGGTAGGCACATGGTGGGTACTGGTGAAGTATGCGGAGAAAAAACTGGTGGAACTGTTAAGAAATTAAAAGGTAATCTTTGGAACAATTACCCTGCTCCAATCGTCGGAGTGAAAGTTGCTACAACTTACTCAAGTGGCACGATGACTGTAGTGCTCGATGCCCCTTACGACACAAGTGCACCAGCGGTAATGCAAACTCATCCAGACTTACTAGGTTATCTTGGCTTCCCAGAAAGCGGTATGTTCCAACTTTCTACACAAAGTGGCGTTCAAGGCCTAAACTTCTACTATACTAGTAGAACACATAACGATTACAGTGGTACTCACAAGTTCTTTGGAGTTATTGGTGGCTCTAGTAGCCATACCAACGGTGATTGGTTCATGAGCCCTAGACTCAATTTTACTTCTTTACTGACTGACGAAGTGATTGCCGCAGCAGTCGAATACGCCATCAATATGCCTGATTCAGGATTAGAAGGGTTGGATGTTACGAGTTTTGATTGTACGGACATGTTCGCACCAGACGGGCATACTTTCGGTGAATGGGGAGTAAGTCCTACCGCTATTAGAATTCATACAAGAGCAGACAGGAAGGTGGCTTTGAGTAAATTATTCGAGGCGACAAGAAGCAAAGACTGGGGGTTGTTGGAAGGTGCTTCTACCGATGCAGTTGTATCCAGTAAACACACTGGCGGTCTGAGCACAGGCGAAATAGATGCAGGTACAAGATTAGATATCGGTTACATCCCTAGAACTGTGCTACATATCACTACTAAATATCGAGGCTCTAATGCTAACACTGCTACTCCTATATTAGTTGACAGTCAAAACAACATGGTCGATATTACTACTTGGCAAAGAAATCTCAGAGGGGAAAACTTCACTGATGTAGCAGGTGACCATATTATTCCAAGAGTAGATGCTCCTTGTCTCGAAATACACAATATCACTTCTAATGAGATTCATGCTGCTAGTAATGAGTCTTGGGCTTTGTTTGGTAAATTAGCAAGTGACGATGCGAACAGTTGGGGCCAACCGTTTTTGATTTGGTATAGTACGACTGATTGGGCGGAGGTTAGAAGTAAACCGGGTTCAGATAGCGTTACTCATGTAAACCTAATTGCTAAGTCGGCAGACTTTTCTCCTACAAATCATGATGTCATATTCAAGTCTTACAGTAGCAACGGATATGGTAAAGAAATAGATGGCGTTAGAAGAGCAGGTAGTAAGAAAGCCAGCCCTTTCCTTTATTTCCGTGGCGGTAGAGACAGCCCTGACCACTGGGTGCCGTTGTACTTCGGTGGTGGATTTAGTGGTGCTGTTGTAGATATCAACGATGGAACTCAAAACGATTACAGTGAGTTCTACACGCATCCGTATTCTTCTGGACCGACAGGTAGCGCAGGTATGCAGAATATAGGAGAAGTGGCTGGCTCTTACGCATTGTTAGACACTAATGCTATGTTGGCAATGTTCCCCGGTACACCTTATCTCGACCAACATCGAGGACAGAATAATCCACCTTTCTTCAATCAAGATGCTTTGCTAACATTCGATATGACAAAGACTGCTAATAATAAAGCCACAGGAATAGATTACACCGACGGAACGAATACCGTCAACGCAAACATTCCTAGCCCTATTGTCTTGAGGTTTGCTCATCCTCACGCCAGATATAGTTCAACAGGAGATACTACAGACCATACCACCTACATGATATTTGGACCCGGTCAGGCTTTCCCGCACAATACAGCGGCGCATGAACCACAGGGCTCTCGTATAGTCACACTGGGTAACGGTTACAGCGCAGTTCCTATTCACTTCAACAGCGATGCTACTAAAGATACATTCCTACCTAACCAATTGGCTAATGGTGACTTAACTGAACACAGCGGTTTCAACAGAGGTAGCGCTGAGGCTCACTTACCTATGACTACTTTCTTCCAGAAAAACAATGAGACTGGGTTTAATTATGTCATGAACTGGCAACCTACCAAAGGTTTTCCATCAGAAGATGCAAGTGCCACTAAAAACTACAATCAAGTTAACACTAAGGCTTTCTATTACGACGGTAGTGTAGCCACCACTGCTAACTTACCTAAGCATTATCATCCATTTAACCATGTATTTAGTGACATAAGTAGTAATGCAGTAGGTAGTTCTAGTCATTTGAGCACAAGGAAATCTGCTGTCGTGTGGCACATGGATGGCGGATATCATCCGGGCGGTCATTTCTTAGACAACCATGTAAGTAAAAACCCTGCTCACCCTCTAGGGGTAAGACTAGATACTGGTAGCGGTGCGGCTCACAATGTATCTGCATTCAGACCTTGTGGTTTGTTAGCACAGGCTTACTTAGCAGTTTATGGCGGTAGTCCTACTAATCAGGTAGTCAATGAAAACATAGTGATTGTTGATGCAACTCGTGTTCAAAACGCAGAAGAGTTGGCTACAATTATTAGTGCGTCAATCAACACATTCCCCGGCAAAGACCCACTCAAGGCCATGGGTGGTACATTCATGCCTTCTATGCAAAATGCCCACAAGCAAGATAGATATGGTTGGGTTAAGGCTGATATTGTTTCTTACACTACTGAAAGCGGAGGCACTCCTGCTACTTTAGTTATAGACGGTAGTTATGACAAGTTACCAAATTACGGGTGGGTGAGGGTTAGCGACGGCACTGATGCCCATTATGCTCCTTACATAAGTACATCATATTCTTCACCTAACTTGACTTTGAGATTAGCAAAGAGTCCTGATGGAGGCTCTACTAATTTAATTAACCCTGATGACAGTAGCGCATTTACTTATGACACCGAAGGGACTTACGAGGTTTATGTGTGGACAAAGGCAGGTACTCATAGGCACAATAACGATTCGGCTAACACTTCAAGAGACCACATGTGTCAGGTTCACTTTAGTGGATTTGTTGACGCTGTAGACCGAACTAGACCAGTAGGTGCAGTAGGATGGCATGGAGAGAGATATTCTTACTTTAACTCATTAGATTTGGGTAGTAATACTTACGCTGCCGGATTGGGCGCTTGGCATCCTTTCTTGGGCTTTAATCCATATGGTGCAGCGGAGACTTGTTTGACTGGCTCTGCACCTGTAACTGTTACTGGAGAAACTGCCGCTAATACATTTACATCTGACTATTGCGTTACTGGTTTAGCCAGCAGGCACTTGATTGTGATTAGTCACGAAAGTGAATTACCTTTGATTGCTAAGGCTGACCGTAACGGAACAAACTGTACGGGTGATTTACTAATTGCTAACCAGACAGACAGACATGACGGTGTTGGAACCATTGCTTGGGATACTACGAAGATTCACAATAAAGACCGATATGTTGGACCCGCCACTGCTGGCCCTCATGTAGAAGTACAGATACACAGCAGTCAGTTTGTCCCAGTGGTTGCTGAAGATTATCCTGCCGGAAACGCTTTGCCCGCTGATAATAAGTGGCATAGGGCTTTCCAAAGTGGTGACATGGTAAGAGCCAACGCTTGTAGATATCCTACTGGTGATTTGTTCTGGGATGAAAGTCTGTTACCGAGCAATACATTACACGAAAGTCAAGGTACTTATGCTACTGAGTGCGTAGGTATAACTGGACAAGACCATTACTTAGATTCAGCCGCTAACCAAGGTCATACTGGTTTGTTTGGTTATTACAACAAGAGAAGTGCAGCAAGAAATTTCCTACCTGAACATGTCGTTTGGAAGCGTATGGATGGCGGCAGTCTAACCATGCCTGCTGTTAACGCTAGAGGTCTCGGTATGATTCCTTGGGTTAAGAGGAAAGATAGCGGCGTTACTGATTACAAACTAGTAGGAGAAAAGATACTTGGTAATGTAAGATTTAGTTTCGAGACTACAAATGCCGCTATGTTCCCAATCATCCAAGCACAGGAATTAGGACACCCTCAGTTGGCAGAGCAACATCCTCTTGAAGTAAGGAATGCCTTACTTATACCAAACGAACACCTACAGTTCGACAGTTTACAGGTAGTTGATGACACAGGTCAAGAGCACAGGATAGAGGGTGGCTCTCCTTTCGGTACCGTGATTATGGACTTTAGGCACATCAGTGACAGAGAAATAGAAGGACTTGCGCCTGCTCTAGCCGGTGCCGGTGTAAATCCAAATCTCAAAATCAGACTGCCGAACCCAGATGAAGTACCGGGTAACATTGTAATTAGGTCAGGATTTGACAGAATACAGGGCTATCAAAACGAAACGATTGGTTCTGGTGGTCTACAACATCCTGCTCAAAATATAACTCAGATAAGACAAATGTTCGACCATGAATATGCTGGACCGAGACTTTGGCCAACATGGGAAAACAATGGCTGGGAACATCTCAGTCAGGACAGTGATGATATTTCTTTGGCTCAAGCCAATAGTAGATTAAAGTTCCCTGCATCTAACAAAGAAGGTTGGCACGACCATACTGATAATAACCCTCTCAAGTCTTCATTTGAGCCTCACGACAGGTCGTTATATTTCCATGTGACAAGAATGGGAACAACAATGACTCATCGTTATGACTTAGACGAAAAGGAGTATAGAGGAATTAGTGGTACTGACTTACAAGTTAATTTAACCCCCGAAGCATCAGTTTGGTTAGATACCAGTCAATTAAGCGGTGGTAGATATTTCTTAAGAGTCTATAACCCTGCTACAGACAAAGGTGTAATAGCATCTTACACAGGTACAGGTAGTAAGAAGTTTACCGGAGTGGTGTATAGTCCAGAATTTGAACAATTCATTACTGATAATGACGACGGTACTAATAATCTAAGAGTGGTACCTTCTTATTATGTCCCTGCTGGAACAACAAGAATGTTTGCTGCTCGTAGACTAAGAGACCACAGCGAGTACAGTGGTGCAAGTCCAGATATGAAAAAGATAGATTGGCATGATATGTATACTAATATGCAGACTAGTGCTGATGATTTCCGAATACCATCCACTCCCCATAATTACATAAGTTCTCCAAGGATGACACCTATGCCTATCCCAAGAATGGGTCACCACTATGTCACTCCGAGCATGGCATTGATGCCCGGACATTATGCTCACCCTGCCTATCAAAGAATATACGACTTACATACTGCTTGTAAAAGTTCTAGTTATTCTCCTTTTGACAGTGACTTGATTGGTACGATAGAAGCAAGTAGACTAGGGTTAGATTCGGAAGATGTAACCGCTAAAGGCTTTACTAGAGACCCACTGCTGTGGTTCTCAGCAGCGAGTGCGGCATACGGCCCAAGCGATATACACGGTGGTGCATTTACGCTACTTACTGAAACCAAACTAAAGTATGAAGGATACGGTATAGCGGCCAGCGTAGGTACTAACGCAGGTGACATAAACGCAGCAGGAGGACATACACTTGTTCTCGAAGCAGCGGCTACATACACTATGAACAACCACTTCCCAGACCCACTGGAAGTAGGTGCTTATCAGATTATCATTCAGCCGAATGTGTTTAAACAACAGTTACAAGGTTTCCATCAGAATCATAGTAACGCTGTAAAGGCACCTAGTGAGGCTGGTGCAAAAGTAACTGAACTGACAGGTCAACAGGTTAACACAGTAATTGCCATAGAAAAGAATGTCAACACTAGAGGTGCTTATGCTCTTATCTTAGCCGAGGCTATGATGGCTGATGTAAGAGGATGTGAAGTAATACTCAATGAAGTCATATTGGATATCGACCCTGACCCCGGTAGCCAGTTTGCTTCTCTTCCACCTTTGGCACTTTACAATCCACTCGGTGTACAAGAATCTACTAGCCCTTCCTTTACTAGAAGAAGCCTACCTTACAGACCGGGTATGTTTGTAAGTTCTACTCCGGGCAGAACCTTGACCATACCTTGGTGGAGTATACTGCACAAAGACGGTGCAACTGCTAGTGGTGCAAATAAATTCAAACACCTTGAGTGGTACAAACCTGATAATTACTACGAGTTGTGTAGAGCAGGTTACGGTGCAGTCGGCGCTCAAATCACTTTGGCCGGATACCCTACATCTTTCCTTGACATATACGAGCCGCACAAGAGAGTCAGAAGTTTAAATCCTCACTGCGTAGTGATGTATGGAGAAGTTCGCTCCGGTGAAATCTTAGTCGACAACGCTGACTTGTTCCCGGTTTATCCTTATTTCGGAGAAGTATTAGAATATACGAGAGACGGTAAAAGATATACTGCTTCTTACACAGATGTTAGGGGTACACTTGCTACAGGGAGTCTAGGTCAACCAGTAGCATTCGATGGAGTTACAGAAATAACTGCTGGTTTTTGGGCAAACATAAACGCCAATGAAGCAATTATATTAAAATTAAGTAGACCTTACGATAATGATACTTCTGATGCACTTTATTTAGATTCGGAAACAAGCCTACTGACTAGAAACTTACCTCAATTGGCTAACGGTAGTAGAGATACAAATTCCTTACATCCTGCTGACGCTTTCCTTTGTATGTGGCACCCTAATTTGGGTAGACCATTTACTTGGTATAGCGATGACTCTTCTAGGGCTATCTATACCAAAGCAGGTGCGGCTGATACACCTGTAGACCAAAAACCGTACAACCATGTGCCGGAGCATTTTGAGACTATACATTATCACGATTTCAATTATGTTGCCAGCAAGGGTCCGTTTGCACTTGGTATGAAGTGGCCAGCGCCACCTCGTGACCACGATAATGACAGCGGTACTGCTCTAAGTCATGACGGTACAGTTTACACTGCTTCTGAGATAGATGCACTCACTGACGGTTCTGGTACACTGAACCACCAAGGAGGAACGGTAGGTTCAAACAAATACAACTTCTTTGGATTTTGGCCGGGTGGAAGCCACGGTGGGGGTGCTGTTAGTAGGCTCGAATCATATGGGCATTCACTGATGGGTTGGGGTAGCGATACCTTTGGCATGGACTGTGAAACATATCAAGACTCAACTGGAGTTGCTACGCTATCTTTGCCCAACGATAGAAACAGATGCTTTGGTTATAGAATGGCGGTTAGGCAACTATATAACAGACCAAGGTGGTCTCCTTACATTCGTGGTTGGTTAGAAGTAGCCGATTCAAACGCTATGCTTGGATACTACAACGGGCCACTAATCCAACAAGATTCTAAGACAAATGGTTGGGATTATGTAGGTAGTGTCAGCGGTCAAGTAGATGTCGATTTCGATGCGCTGTATGTAGGTATACTTGAGAGAATAACACAAGTTTCTAGTTTGCTCGGACAAGACCAACTTGGTCGTCAGGTCAGATACAGTGACGGTAGAAGAATGACAGGGCCGTTTGGTTGCCCGGTTAGAACTGCAAGAAATGCATCTACTGTAACTCGTTTCTTCCCTAATGATGAAGAAGGACAAGGTATCGAAGAGTTGTCACAGGCTCACAGACATTACATGGTCGACTGGTGGGGCAACACTCGTGGTGAAGATGTCAGGCGTTTCCCTGTAAGAGGATTCGGGCTACGACCTTCTTGGGACCCAGAAGACGCTTACAAAGATACGAATGTCGGTCATAGACCTGCTGCAAGCGGTTTGTTTGGTGGAGACGGTAATGACAGACAAAGCGGTAATGCGAACACAGTCAATAACGACGGCACCAACATGGGAACCGTTGACTGGTTCAACCCAGCAAGTATGCTGAGAGTCGGTGACCGAGGAGACGGTAGAGGCTGTAGATGGCCTACAGTTTTCAACGAAAGTCTACTTATGGCTGTCAGCGAAAACCATGACGCTACGGGACTTGTACTATCAAGTAACACAGCCGAACCTGTTTACGGACAAGGCTTGGTTAGACCAAGCAACGAGATATTGCAGGCTGGCGAAATCGAAAGAGGTATCAGTGATAGAGTAGACTTAGATTCCGATGACGGACTGCTCAAGCCTAGCGCACATGTTGGTGAGGCTATCGAAACTGTCAACGCAGATACTAGAGGTGCTGAGCCTGTATCAAGAGATGATGTCAGATTGGGGCTGGATGTAGACACTATCGCAGAACTAAACGACGGTGTAAGCAGAGAATACATTGTCATGTCAACAGAAGCCCACAGTCTACATACAGACAGAGAAGTCGGACAAAGGACTAACATTAGAGGAGCATATAACTTCGGAAGTAGAACTCTCAAAGATTTAGATATGACTGCTCTTAATTGGAGTGCTGCTCCTGTCACTGGTGTAGTTAAGCACTCTGACGCACACGCCATGTGGCCACTTGGTGGTACTTATGTAATAGATTGGAATAAACACGCTGGTAATTTGGATGTTACAGGTTGGGGCAAAGATGGAGTTACTACCTCATCTAACCCGTATCAAGACAGCAATCATCAACACCCTCTAAAAGAAAACCTAAACCACTCCGACAGCAACATACAATTCTTGTATAGACCAGCGTTTGGGTTAGACTTCAAGCACAGTCAAATGTTCAGGTCTTATGTAGCACTGAAAGGTAGTAGTCCTCAAGAAAACTCGAACTTTTACAGGGCTACTGCTGGTGGAAAGTATGGTATGTTCACTAGTGACGCACCGGGCGCTCGTACAGGCACTCCGAGTAATCCGCCTTACGCACCTGTCTATACAGTAGACCCAGCGACCAGTACAACTGTACCTGTTAGTCAAGGGCCGAATATACCCGGTGTCGATGTCACAGGTTATGATAAGTCAGATATTACCAGCCCAGTCGCCAGAATGGTCATGTCAGAAAATACTCTTGAGCACTTCCGAGCCGACGCAAGCCGTCGTTCTATAGATGATGACGAGGGTGATTACAGTGTTCAACCGAGGCACAGCCAGACGCTACATCCAAAGGGTAGCAAAGAGGATGCATCTTATAATACCGGAGACCATAGCGGGGAGTGAAGCGCATGACACCGATGGATGAGGCTTGGATGATACTAAAGCGTCAGACTACGCTTGGTGAGCATGAAGATTTTTTTCCTTCACCTTACGGCCCTGTAGTTGCTTATCATGGCACCACAGGTGATAACTTCATGGATATAATGGGCGGAGCAGGTATGCAAAATCCTGACCCTAATTATGCAACTATAAGCACTAACCCTTCAGAATCGGCTACTTATGCAGTGCAAAGAAGCGGTAAAGCAAGAAATACGCCAAGTAATGTATCTCAACCTAAGTTGATAGGAATTAGACAGGCGGCGTTTGACCAAAATCACCCTAACTACATTGGTTTAAGTCATGGTTTGAAGAACCCGGATGATTATGCGGGGGCGGAACATTTTGGTGGTAATATACCAAGGCAATTTTTAACAAATGTTCCAATGTCAAATGAAGTATTAGGAGATACAATGCAAGCAAGAGAAGGTCGGCAAGATATTATAGACAGAAATATGTCTTTCCCTGCTGAAAGTCAAAGGCATGCGAGTATTAGAGTAGAAGAAAGAGAAGATGCTTCCCCTACTCAATTCCCAATTGTAAATCAAAGAGGCGAAGTTATGCCTCAACCCCCTTCTAGGGTAAGGCAATTTCTTAGTGGAGGAAAAGAAGCGTATCAACAAGCGATGGATAACTATAATCAACAGATGACTCAATACATGCAACCTACTCCTTTTCAGCAACCGCAAGACCCTTTCCAAACGCAGTTAAATTTCGGAGGTGAGCAAACCGCATGACACCGATGGAGAAGGCTTGGGCGGTTTTGAAAATGCCTATGCGTGGCACAAGTGCTGAGTATTTTGACCAATCAATGCAACAAGGTATGATTGAGCCAAGACAAGGAACAGGCGGTATGGCAGGTCAAACAGCAGTATGGGCTACGCCCGATGAAAGTCAACTTTCGCAAGATACTGTGATGGATTTTGCCATGAGTGGGTATGGAAGAGGGAAATATGACCGCACACCTTTAGTCCATTACATACCCGATACAGTTGATTCTGTAAAACAAGGTGCGAACTATGCTGTTCGCTACCCCGAAGGAGTCAAAGCCGAAGATACACAGGAAATATGGCGAGGCCAATCATATAACGATTGGAAGAAAAATAGTAATTTGTTACAACGATTGGGTGAAATGGCCGGATTTAATACTTATTATCAAAGTCAATTAAAAGATTTTGAAAGAGCATTAGGAAAATTTAAACAAAACAGGGGGTGAGTTAAAATGGCTCTAGGTAAGAATCTCGCAACAGGTCGAGCAGACGCTGTTCAGAACACTGTGATGAAGAAGATTCGTAAGCCACGCTTTGTCGACAACGCTGTACGCCACGCTCAATACACCAAAGTAAAGGCTGGCTTTGCGGCTAACAAACCTACCAAAACGGACTTCATACCTACACCTGAGCGTAGATACAAACTCATCGAGGAAGAAGATACTATCCGTTTGCTTCACAATCCGACAGACAGTATGACCTATGAGGGCTCTTTGTTTTATGATGGTGACAAAGTGAACACTACTAGTACGCTACCTGCGCTGGCTGTTGGTAGTGAAAACCATGCTCAAGCATTAGTCATGTCCGAAATCAAGACATCAAACAAGGGTAATAGGTACGGAATAGAGAACTTGAAGGGTAGAAAGTTACATGACCTAGGCTTTACTGACAAAACTATCCGTTTTGCTCAGAAAGTGGGAGTAGGGCTACGGACTTCTGACCTAGCAATCAAGGTAGGTAACTCCTCTAAGAGTTCAATCAACGGAATAAAGGCCGCTACACCCAGTGGAACTTTCTTGGCTATGGACTTTTACGGTGTTGATTCTATTACTGCTCTCAGATATCTGTCTAAGCACGATTATTACTCGCCTAGAAGCGACAGATTTGGTAATTTGCTCTATGTACCTCAGACTCAGGTAGAAAGAGAGCACTTTTTGAATGAAAATAGAGTATCTGGAGGTACATCTGAGAACAATAATGACGCTGTACCTAACAGAGTAGTAGTTAGAGGCAAGTCGAGGGCTAATAATGACCAAAATGTAGTCCAAGTAGATGACTTTGGCACTCAAGTAGACACTGTGAACGAAGTACCGGGCGGAATATCGGCTCCGACTGCCCTAACTAAGGCTAGTGCCAGAAAAATAGGTCAGAATATGTTGAGAATGGCTAAAAAGGCCACTGGTTCTAAGAAATATAGTGATGTTTTGGCAGGAACTGCCGTTCAGCCCGGTGATTTGGTAAGTTATCAGGCTAGACACGACAGTGACAAGAAAATAGTGCTAAGCGGCACTTATGATTTAATAAATCGCAAGTCAGACCTTCATGTCAACTCGGTTGATGGTACACTTGAGGATGTTTTGCAGAAATTCCAAGAAGTAGACATCAGTAGTACGCTAGATGACAACTTTGACAGGAATAGACAGTTTAGCGTCGAAGAATTCAGCACATCTTTTGGTTTGAAGATAAAGGTCAGTTGGCAAATTGCTGAAAGGGTAGATTCTAACAGAGGAGTAGGATTTAATCTTGGTCAGCCCAATAGAGATACGATTCATGGTGGTCGTAGGTTAGAAAGTACAGGTGTTTTGATTGACTTCGATGGTGTATCTGCTTTCAGAATATCTGCTGCTGGCACAGGGTACACTCCGGGTAAAATTCCGAATGTAACAACGACAGGTGGTTCTGGTACGGGTGCTAAGGTAAACATTGAAGTGAATTCTTCTGGTAATATCATCTATGCTAGTTTACATACCGCCGGAAGTGGGTATGTTGTAGGTGAAGAGTTAACGATAAGTGGAGGTACTGGTGGTAAAGTCGTTATCACCAACTTAGGCTATAACCCTGCTACTGGTTCTATTACTTCTCTTACAGTAAGCGGTACAAGCGCTCTTACTGCTTTCAGTGTATCTAACCAAGCGATTTATGATAAGTCTGGTAACAAGATAGGTCATAGAGCATCATCTGGTATGGGGGCTACTACAGTAGCGTTAAATTCAAGAATAGTTCATTCAATCGATAATGACGAAGAACTGTACTTACTACCAGACACTTTACCAGAATCCAGAAACGACTATCTCAAGATAGGTGTAGTTCAGACTAAATATTCTAAGACAAGGAGAGGATGATAGTGCCCGTACTAAATGAAGGAGCCAGATTTTTGATAGATACATTGAGAGCGAGAATAAACGAAGTAGTGTTTGGGTTCGACGGAACAGTCGCCACCCAGCAGGATGGGGGTATAGGTAGACCAGCAGTGGTCGTTACACCCGATGTCAAGGTCATAGACGATAACACGCTGTCGGTTGAAGCAAAACTGTCATTAGATGTGAGTTTCACGCTACCTTTGAGAGAAGTGGTTATTAGATATAAGAATCCAACTGACTCTACAGATACAACTGACTTCTGTAGATACACCTACAATTCTATAGAAAAGACTGCTAACAATGAAATTAAATTCTCAGCAATAATCGAGGTGGGACAATGACCAATCCAAAAGCAGGACATACAAGTGCTACTGGATACGGTGCTAACTCACAAGGACTCCGTGATGGAGATGGCCTTACTAGCCCTAGTCTTACTAATATGTACGAAGGGCTGCATGGCAACGGTATCATCAGATTAGGTGACGGGGCTGCTGGTGACTCTTTGAGAAACAGTATCGTAACAGGTACACCCGGTTTCGTTACAGTATCAAGTGGTGGCGTAGTTACTATCAACGGTGGTTATTGTGTACTTGATGGAATCATGTACAAGTTCGCTAACGGTCCAGCAAGCACAGAGGCATTCACCATAGGCACCAGTACTAACTTTTCTGGCGACCTACCTAGCGTACCTAGTTCAAGCGGTGAAGTATTTGTTGTCATTTATTTGGTTGGTAGAAGTTCACCAGAAGCCCACCTCATGTATGAGATGGGAACTCCAGTCACCGCTTCTGCGGGTACACCTTTGATTCCTAACCGCTTCTTGTCAGACCCAAGTATCACAGCGAACACTGATTTGAATCACAACTCAACTGTACTAGCGGTATTGAGATACACCGTAACAGGTGGTGCGGCTAACATCAACGCTTCGCTGAGCGCAACTGCTACCATCTTTGACAGAAGGACATTCTTGAGGAACAGTCCACTGTATCTGACCCCTATGACCGATGGAGCAATAGGAGATGTGACTACAGCAAACGCTGTAAACTCCGCTGCTGACTTAGACGGCTTCTTTGCGTCACCCGAAAACGGAGACTTTGGAGGCAGTCCTTTTGCTGGTATTTGGCATAGTCATAGGGAAGATAGGTCGAGTGGAAAGCATGGTGTAATTTACGCTGGTATACCTAGAAATGTACACGCTACTCCTTCCACTGAAACTGTAGTGCTTGGTCCAAACAGAATATCTATTCTGACAGCCAATGTATCGTTTACCTTTGACCAAGAAAATGTTTTCTTAGTAAATCCAAACGGTGGCAGTGCACATGCTACACTTACTCCTACTGGTGATTTCCCATCTGGGCATATCATAGAAGTCAGGAACATATCTACTTCTGGTTCTTTCAACACCAAATTCACTGCTAAGACCAACAACGCAGCGGCAGCCGTCGTTGATATAACCAACGGCCAATATGCGAGGTTCGTCTATGATGGCACTGACTGGCACCTGTTGTTCAAGGGTTGATGTTGTGGGTAGACTAGTAGAGATGCTTAGGCATAAGTGCGAGAACTGTGGTAGGAAATCATTACCTTTGACAATCTCAGGGAAATACCTGTCAGGTGAGCCTGCGGTATTGCACGAGTGTTCCTTCTGCGGATACATAAGGTTCCACGGCCAACTTGGGTTCAAGGGTGTTCGTAAGCGCAAGGCTGAACCCTTGTCCAAGAAGGCCAATGGTCGCT